TACCTGACCTGCCCGGCACGGCCAACTTCGTCTATGGCGGCACCCCTAGCGACCAATCGATCGTACGCTGCATCCGCGACCTGAAGAGCCGCGGCTTCAAGGTCATCTTCTATCCGTTCCTACTCGAGACAGGCGACGGCTATCCCTGGCGCGGGCGCATCACCTACGCGAGCGATCTTTCGAGCGCCGCAACAGCCGCCGTCGCCGCATTCATGGGGTCGGCGGCGGTCTCACAGTTCACGCCGGATCCGATCAATCTGACGGTCGCCTATTCGGGCGACCTGTACGATTGGACCTATCGCAGGATGATCTTGCATTACGCGAACTTATGCACTGTCGCCGGTGGCGTGAACCTTTTCGTCATCGGATCGGAATTGCGGGGTCTGGAAATCTTGCGCGGCCCCGGCTGGACCCCGGTCGGCACGACTGACGCTTCCGGTAATGCGATTTGGGATTATCCGTTCGTCGCGGCGCTGCAAACGCTGGCCGACGACGTGCGGACAACCCTTAACAATCTTGGCCACAGCCGAAACCTTGCGGGCTTGCAGAACCTCATCGCCTATTCGGCCGACTGGTCGAGCTGGATGGGCTGGCAGCACCCCGGCGAAAACGGACAGTGGCCGCACCTTGACCAGCTCTGGGCGCACCCGAACATCGATTTCGTCTCGTTCGACAATTATCTGCCGTTGACTGACTGGACGACCGGCGATGGCGGCGTTGACGCGACGGTCAACTGGCTCGCGCCGGCGCCGACTGGGCCATGGCCCCCGTCGTCGGCAACGATGAGCGGCTTGGGCATGAGCGGGCCGCCGACGATCTACTCGATGCCCTATCTCAAGGGAAACATCGAGGGAGGCGAAAAGTTCAACTGGTACTACAACGACGGGAGCAACGGCGGCCCCGGGCTCGATCCGAACGGCTCGGATCTGATCGTCTCGTCGCCGGAAGGTGACCGGCTGGCGCAGTCGCGGTCGCCCTACTACGCCAATCAGCAGATTCTTGCCAACAAGCAGCTCAGGTGGTGGTGGAATAATCACCATCAGGCGGTCTACGCGAATACGTCGGGCGCGTGGGCGCCGCAGGGGCCGCAAACCGAATGGACGCCAAACTCGAAATCGATCCTGCTGCTCGAGTACGGGATTCCGGCGGTCGACAAAGGGACTAACCAACCCAACGTCTTCTACGATCCAAAATCGGTCGAGAGCTTCACGCCGTACTGGTCGACATGGGATCCCGCGAATGAGGACGGCTATTTCCCGCAGCGTGACGATACGATCCAGGCGCTCGCGCTGGAGGCGATCTACGAATACTGGAACGTCGACGGCAACAATGCGAGCGTCGGCGGCGTGCTGATGATTGAGTTCGCGTTCTCGTGCGTCTGGAACTGGGACGCGCGGCCCTTCCCGATCTTCCCGATCGATAGCAGCGCTTGGGGCGATACTGGGAATTGGGCGGTAGGCGATTGGATCAACGGCATTCGCGCCGTCCTCCCACCGCCTGCGCCCAGCGCGCGGACGTCGCCGGAGAGCTATCAGACCTTCCCGGCCCTCGCCACGCTAGGCTGGTCTGTGCACATCAAGCCGAAGTTCTCAACGATCGTTGCTTCGCACGTGTCTGGGCGTGAGACGCGCGGTCAGCGCTACGCCAACCCCTATTTCGACATCGAGCTCACTTATGCTGAATTGCGCTCGGATCCGCTGCATCTCGAATTACAGACGATAGCCGGCTTTCTTGGGGAAATGTCTAGCAAGGACGATCCGTTTTGGATCGCGCCGCCCGGCCTTAGCGGTGTCGCGGGCCAAGCTCTTGGGACCGGCGACGGCAGGACGACGGTCTTTCCGCTTGTGGCCTCGATCGGTGGCTATGTCGGCTCCGTCTATGGAACGTCGGGGGTCTCGGCGATCTATTTCAATGGCGTCGCACAGGGCGCCGGCTGGAGCCTGAGCAGCGGCTACCTGCCGGCGATCACTTTCGCGAGCGCGCCGGTGTCCGACGTTGCGATCTCCGCCGATTTCGGGCTGCTTTGGCTTTGCCGCTTCGCCGACGACGTACAGGATCTCGAGGAAGTCATGGCGCAATTGTTTGAACTGAAGACGCTGCGCCTGACGACGGTCAGACCGTGAGTACGCCCCCGCCGTTCCCCTCGCTTTCCGGCCTCGGGTGGAGCGTCCACAAGAAGCCGGTCTTCTCAACCATCGTCGCAAGCCATGTGTCGGGACGCGAGGTGCGCGACGCGCTCTACCAGAATCCGATCTGGCAATTCGAACTGACCGTCGACGGCATGGACTCAACCTCGAGCACCTATGCCGGTCTGGGCGGCAACTCGCTGCAAAGCCTTATGGGTTTCTTCCTGCAGTGTCAGGGGCAGTATTTGACCTTCCTCTACACCGATCCGACCGACAACGCTATTGGCGGTACGTACGGCGGCCCTCTCATCAACCCGTCGACGGGCGGCATTGCGGGCGACGGATCCACGACCACCTTCACCTTTGCACGCTACATGGGCGTGTTTCTGGAGCCGGTCGGGTGGGTCACGGGCGTCTCGAACGTCTATGTAAATAACAATCAGGCCTCGGGCTGGGCGTTGTCGACGCCCAATTCGCTCGTCTTCACTACGGCACCCGGACTTAACCTCCCGGTTACTGCGGCCTTCACTTTCGCCTTCCAGTGCCGTTTCGACGCCGACGACATGGATTTCGAGCAGTTCATGTCGAATCTATGGAGGACGGAGAGCGTCAAGTTCAAATCGGTGAGGACGTCGTGAAGTCCACTACCGCCGCCGTCATCAATCTGCTCGATGCGGCGATGGCCGCGCCGGACGCGCCGATCGCCTTCGCCGAGTGCTTCACGTTCATCACCACGACCGGAACGCAATACACCTGGACCAATGTGGACTACCCGGTCACCTATAACGGATCGACCTTTCTCGCAACCGGGCCGTTGGTACAGGGGCTAAAGTACAAAAGTGCGATCGGCCTCGAAGTCGACAAGCAGCAGATCACCATCGCGGCGCGGCCGACGGACGGGATCAACGGCGCGCCGTTCCTTGTCGCTTTACGTGACGGGACATTCGACGGCGCGCCCGTCTATCGCGACCGGGTTTTTCTGACGGCGCCGAATGGGATAGTCGTCGGCGGGGTGCGGATGTTCCAGGGCCGCGTCTCGACGGTCGACAATGTCGGGCGGACGCAGGCGACGCTCACCGTCGCCAGCGATCTCGTGATCCTCGACTACGACATGCCGCGCAATCTCTTCTCGCCGACCTGCGTGCACACATTGTACGACGCAGGATGCGGGGTTATTCGCGGAACGTATTCGGTTAATGGAACTTGCGGCGGCGGGTCGACGTCGATCGTGATCTTCTTTGGCGGCGCGCGAGCCATCCATGCGCAGGGTTCGCTCGTCTTCTCATCAGGCGCCAACGCGAACGTGCACGCGACCGTCAAACAGGTCAACATCGGGGTGGCGCTGATCTTGATGTATCCGCTGCCCTTCGCACCGTTGCCAGGCGACGCCTTTACGGTCGCGGCGGGCTGCGACCACACCCAGGCCACCTGCCAAGGGACGTTCAATAATCTGCCGAACTTCCGTGGCTTTCCATATGTGCCGCCGCCGGAGTTGGCCTATTGAGGGGAAACTGAGCTTGACGACGCTGCTCAATCGCCCGAGGCCGACTATCAAAGAGACTGCCCCGCTCAATTCCGTTCTGGCCGAATACCGAGCTCTCGCCGAGACCATCGGGTATCAGCCCTCGGGACTGAACACCATAGTCCTCAACGCGCTGTTGGCGGACCATCACATCCCGGTCTACGATTACGATGAAGTGCATCGGTATCTGATCAGCCTTTGCCCAACTTGGCTGATCTATAGTTGGAAAATCTTGCGGCGACGGCACTCATACGCCAGCGACAGGGTAAGGAATCACGGGGAATACAACTACGTCCCCTGTGACAAGCCGATACCGATCCACGTTCTGAGGCGCGCCGCCCTGTTGCGCGGCAAAAACCATGACCTCGAATTCTTCGTCAGCGACTTCAATACAGCGTCTGGGGACCCATTTTTGCTTGTCCGCAACGTCTCGGCCCGGGCCGTGATCGGAGCCTGGGACGAGCCGGGGTTTGAAGGCTTGCCCGAGGTGGGATAGCCAACCGTGTCTACCGCCGCCGGCCTACGCCCGACTGCCGATGACCAGCGCGCATTGGTCGTCGCCGAGGCTCGCTCCTGGCTCGGAACGCCGTATCACCATGCGGCCGACGTCAAGGGCGCGGGCGTCGACTGCGCCATGCTGCTGGTCCGCGTCTTTTGCGACCTCGGGCTCGTCCCGCCATTCGATCCGCGTCCTTATACGCGCGACTGGTTTTTGCATCGCAGCGAGGAGCGCTATCTTGCCTTTCTGCTCGCGCGCAGCCATGAGGTGCTTTTCCCGCGCGACGGCGACATCGTCCTATTTCGAGTCGGCCGCTGCTACGGCCATGGCGGCATCGTCAGCCGGACCGAGCCCTTCACCATTATCCATGCCTTCGCAGCCGCGCGCTGCGTGGTCGAGGATGTGATCGCCCGCAACTCGGAACTCAGCGCGCGGCTCAAGAGTTCGAAGTTCGCGAGTTATTGTGGCTGAAGAGCCCATGCTCCGATCAGCCGCAAGGCCAACCTTCATCAACCCGCCGATTGAGGTGGGTTTTCCTTTGCGTCAGGAAAGGGGACGTGCGGGTATGACCGACGATTTCCTAAACGTCAGGTATCTCGGGACCGCCGGCACGACGGTAGGCCCGTGGACCATGAGCGGGACCTATGACTCGTATGGTTTCGACTGCGAGCAGGGAACGGCGCCGGGACAATCGGCGTGGTGTGTCTGGGACGCGGCCGCCGACGCCGTCGCCTGACCCATGGGCTTCCTGCGCCGCGATGACAACGCCAAGCCGAACTACACCGCGCTCCCACTCCAGACCTCCGTTTCGACCCTACCGGCTCCGATCGTGTGGGGGCAAAACAAGATCGCGCCAAATGTGCTCTGGTACACGAACTTCCAGGCGGTCCCGGGCGGCTCCGGCAAGGGCATCGGGGGCAAGGGCGGCCTCATGGGCGGCGGCGCAGCGCCGGCGAACTACACCTATACGGCCGACCTCATCATGGGTCTATGCGAGGGGCCGCTCTCTGCGATGGGGCCGCTTTCCAACGGCATCGGCATCATCTGGAAAGACCTCGGGATTTATGTCGCTCTCGAACTCGGGCTCGGCTCCTATCCCGGCACAACGCCGCAGCCGGTATGGCCCTATCTTGCGTCGATGTACCCTCACAACGCGCTCGCCTACCAGGGCACCGCTTACTTGTGGGGCGCGGGCTATAACCTCGGCGACTCGGCCTCGATCGGTAACCACAACGTCGAGATTTACGGCCCGTTCGCGGGAACCGGCGCGAACGGCATCGACGCTGATCCGGCGCTCGTGATCAACGATTTTCTGACCAACGCTCAATACGGCGCGCAGTTCAACCCGGCCTCGATGGACGCCACAACGCTGTTCGGCTCGGGGGGCGACGCCAGCTTGCAGACCTATTGTAAGGCAATGGGCTACGCCTTCTCGCCCGCGCTGGTGAGCCAGGAGCAGGGATCGAGCATCCTCGCCCGCTGGCTGAAGATCCTGAACTGCGCCGCGGTGTGGAGCGGCGGCCTCCTCAAGTTCGTCCCCTATGGCGACACCGCCATCTCTGCGGGGACGGAAACGAGCTACCAAGCGCAATTCTCGGTGCCGGCGCCGGTCGCAGAGACCTCGACCGGCTTCAAGCCGCCGAGCTTCGTCACCGTGACCGCGCCGCAGAATTTCGTATCGGACGGCGGCGTCGTCTACGCGTTCAACAATGTCCCGTTCGTCTTCATCGGCGCTCAGGCCCCGACGGCGGCCGGCACTTACGGCATGATTTCGCCCGGCCAGTATATCTTCGCTCCGCTCGATTACGGACAGCCGGTGCGCATTGCCTGGATTGGCGCGCCCACGACTTCCTATGTGCCAAACCTGATACCGGTCTATGAACTGACCGATCTCGACTATATCGACGAGAAAGGCGACAAGGACCCGCTGCAGGCCGAGCGCGCGGACGTTTACTCGCTGCCGACCATACAGCGCATCACGGTATCCTCGCGGGCTAACCAATATGCCTCAACGCCAGTCGAGGCGCGCGACCAAAGCCAGATCGAGATCTTCGGCCCACGGGTCGGCTCGACCATCAGCGCGATGGAGGTCTGCGACGAGATCGTGATCGG